ATCGACCAAATGTCGTTCGCGGCAAAAATCAAACGTGACGGTTGGCAACCGGACGACGACGGCGTTCGCGTCATCAGTCGCGTTGAATCTTTGGTGGACGTTTCGGCGGTCACTTTTGGCGCGTATCCCACGACATCTATTCACGCGCGTTCATACTTTGAAGCGCAAAACACGGTCACCGAAACACCGGAAGTTTTGGAACAGGTTGAAACAACGACCGAAATTGAAAATGAAATTCCGCAAACAATCGAAACGCGGAAAAATGATAAATTGCAAACCAAACCATTTGAAAACATGAATTTGAATGAATTGAAGGCAATCCGCGAAAAATATTTTGTGGAACATGCCGACCTTATCCGCAAAGCGGACGAAAACGGAACGGAATTGTCGGAAGCCGACAACCAACGCGCCGATTTTTTGGTGATGGAAGTTGAACGATTGGACAACAAAATTCGTCATCGCGCGAATTCCGAAAAAATGCAAGCGGCGGCCCATGTGGGAACGACAATGAATGCATCAGAACAACGCGAAATCGCGAAAATGAACAAAACATGGTCATTGTCGCGCGCCATCAAACAAATCGCAACGAACGGCCGATTGGACGGCGTTGAAGCGGAATGGACATCGGAAGCGCGCAAAGACAACGCGCGCCGCGGTTTGGAAATGGACGGAAACGTTGGAATCCCATCGTTTGCCATTTACCGCGCCGGCGAAACCGACCAAATGGCCGCGACATCGGCCGCGGCCGCTGATGCCGGCGGGCCGGGATTCGTTCCAACAAATGTTCCGGGCGTGATTGAGGCGTTGCGCGCGCCGTCAGTAATTGAGCAAACCGGCGTGACGGTCATCAACAACGCAACCGGCAATTTGAAATTCCCACGAATCGCAACAAAAGCGACGTTGGCGGAAGCGGCCGAAACAGCGGCAACAACCGCGGCGGGAATCCAAATGGACGAAGTGACGTTGACACCCGAACGCGTGACCGCTTACACGGTATATTCAAAACAACTCGCATTACAGGGCGGGGCATCCGTGGATTCGCTCATCTTGGGTGATTTGGTTGGCGCGATGAACGCGCGAATCGACACGTCGGCATTTGCTGACATCATCACAACGGTTGACGGTTCAACAATCAACATCGCCGGAACGGATGCCACAAATGATGCATTGACGGCGGCGTTGGTGTATCAAATGGAATCGCAAGTTTTGGCCGATGGTGCGGATTTGAATGGCGCGGTTTGGGTGATGTCACCAAAGGCGTTCCAACATTCGCGTTCTGAGGCGGCGGTATCAAACGTTTCCGCGTTGTGGAACAACCGAACGTTTGCCGGATACAACGCGCTTGCAACGCCGTATTTGGCGGATGATGTTTTGGATGACAACACAACCGTTGGCGGACAAATGTTGTTCGGCAATTTCCGTCAGGCCGGTATTTTGGCCCGATTCGGTTCACCGGACATTTTGGTTGACCCGTTGACGTTGGCCGGAAACGGACAAATCAAAATCCACATCAACGCGTTTTGGGATTTCGCATTGCGTCAACCGGCGGCATTGAGTTTCGCCGACCAATTGACGTGATATTTTGGTTCATGGTAACAGGGAAACGGCGGCCGATTGGTCGCCGTTTTTTTGTGTCCTGATTCAAGCCATGAAAAAAAAAATTCATTTTTTTCGGAAAAAGTTTGGTGGAACATGAATATCGATGTACATTGCACCATCAAACAAACACAAAACACATTTCAATCATGACTATCAACGAAATCCGCAACGAAAAAATTTTTGTCGAAAACACATCAGGTTGGGCAAACGGTTCATTGCAAGATTTGAACGCAATCGGACACAAACCCGGTTTCAAGTTGCAACCCATCGTCACACAACGCCGCGGTCATTATTTCATGCTTACACATGACGACGGCCGCGGATGGATTTTCGAATTGTCCATGAACGAATACGGAACATGGGTTTCGTTTTGCGATTACAAAAGCAAAAAAGGGTATTGGAAACCGGCGACGGATGCGAATTCATGCGCATACGACAAACTTCGCGAAAAATTGTTGGCCTGATTTCTTGCCGGCCATCGCGCCGGCATTTTTTTTGTTTTGTAAATTGCCGACATGGTGACAACATACACATCAAACCCGGCGTTGAATGAAATCATCACCGTCGCGGATTTGAAAAATCATTTGCGCGTTGATGTGTCCGATGATGACACGTTGATTGAAGCGTTTCGGGATGCGGCAATTTCGTTTGTGCAACAAATCACCGGTCGCGTTTTGGGCGACGTTGATTGTGTTGTGTACGTTGACAATTTTTCGCCGTTGACCTTGGATGTTGGGCCGGTCAATTCGATTTCGTCGATTCAATATGTGAACACGGTGAATTCGGTCGCGACGTTACCAACGATAAATTATTTCGTCGACATCGCCGGCCCGCATGCGCGAATTCGGTTCCATGATGTTCCGGATTTGTACGATTACGCATTGAACCGCGTCATCATCAATTGCAACGTCGGACACGCTGAAAATGATATTCCCGCGCCGGTGATTCATGCAATCCGTTTGTTGGTTGCGCACATGTACGAAAACCGCGCCGCGGCCGAAATCCGTTCGGTGAATGAAATTCCGTTTGGAATCCATTCGTTGTTGTCACCGTTCCGAATCTTTGGGTGATGCGCATCGGAAAATTAGACCGACGAATTACAATCGAACGATTCACGGAATCGGTGAACGATTTTGGCGAACGTGAATTGTCATGGTCAACCGCGTTTTCATGTTGGGCCGGATTGGAAATAAAAAAAACAGGTTCGGCGGAAAAGTTGGTTAACGGATATGAATCGTCGGTGAAATTAGTTGAATGGACATTGCGCCAATCGTCGGACACGGACACGATGACAACGGCCGACCGCATCAAATACGACAACCAAATTTTTGACATCGTCGCAATTCATGAATTGGGGCGCGGCGTTGATGTCCGGGTAATTTGCGAAAACGTTGAATGATGCGTGATGAAATGGCAATGGGCATCGAAGGGATGCGGCAATTAGAAGTGAAATTGAATCGCATGGCAAAAGCGTATCAAATGCACAACACGAACATTCGCGTCATCAACGAAACCGCGGCAAAGATGTTCGAACGCGCCATGAAACGAAACATCACGTCGTATCATTCGGACATTTACGTTTCGCGCGGCGACGGAAAAAAATCATTGAAAATCAAAAAAGGAACTTACAAACGTTCAATTGGTTCATGGTTAATTTCCGAACAGGGGAACGCGTATTGGGCCGGCCCGCGAACCGGACGCAAAGTTGGAAAAACAAAAGATGCATGGTTTGCGTACATCGTCGAATCCGACCAACAATATATTGAAGGCAAAAACGACAACATCGGCGTGATTGAAAAGGTCATCAAATCGCGGTCGCGCAACATTAACGCATGGCGCACACGTCAATTCAAAGCGTATCAAAAAAAGGTTGAACAACAAATGAGGCGCGCACAATGAAAACAGGAATCGGAATTTTTTCGTTGTTGTCAAATGACGCGACGGTTTCAGGCCTTGCCGGCAATCGTATTTTTCCGGTCATCAGCGGCAAAGATGCCGATTTGCCGTTTGTCACCTACGACATCATCACGGTTCAACCTGACGACACGAAAACCGGCGCGTCCAAATTGGATTCGGTCGATGTCGAATGCGTTTGTCATGCGGCGACATATTCGGCAATGTCCGATTTGGGCAACGCGGTTCGCGCGGCATTAGACCGGCAAAACGTCACGTTGGATTCGGTCACGATTGATTCAATTCAATTTCAATCGGCTGATGTCGAAGTGACGGACAAACCGCGGAAATTCATGGTCGTTTTGGAATTCAAGGTTCGGCAACGAATGAATTGATTTTTTGTGAATTGACTAAATTTGAAACATGACCATCACACCGAAACAGGATGTCAACATCAACGGCATCACATACAAAGCCGAATCAACATATTCCGTGAATTACACGATTTTCACGCGAATGGTTGAATCGGGCGCAATGAATGAATTTGTTTCCACATCGACGGCCGATGCGCCCGTTGTGGAAAAGATAGAAACAGAAAAAAAACCGGTTCGTTCATCGCGCCGGCGAACACCAAAAAAATGATTTGAAAAATGGCACAAACAACAGGCCTTTTGAACGCAACCAATGTCAAATTTGCATCGGTTGAAACGGGCGGCACAATGGCCGTCATTGATGATGTAAAGGAATGTTCCATCACCATCACAACCGACATGCGCGATATAACCAACAAAGATTCCGCCGGATGGAAACAAATTTTGCCCGGTTTGAAATCAGCGTCATGTAGCGCAACCGGATTTTTGTCATACGACAACACAACAAATTTTGAGGAATTTCAGGCGGCGCAAATTGCCGGAACGGCATTTGACATCGAAATTCGTGTTGGAACGACTACATCGGCGGACGATTCCGGCGACCGCGTTTTCACATGTGTCGGATTCATCACGTCGGTTGAATTGTCATCGTCGTTTGAAGAAACGCAAGAATTCACCGTGAATTTCGACATCAACGGCGCGGTCACTTTTGCGCAACAGTAATTGACACAAACAAATCACAATGACTGAAATCGAAATTGGAAACATGAAATTTCCGTTGCGCGCAACAATTGGCGCATGGAAACGATTTGAAGATTCAACCGGAAAACGAATCGCCGATTTGCAAGGCAACGACGACAACGAAAATGTCGATGTGACCATGTTTTGCGTTTTGGCTTTTCACTTTGTTGTTGCGGGATGCAAGGCGAACAACACCGAATTCAAAATGTCGTTGGACGAATTTTTGGATTCAATCGAAGTTCATCAAATGCCCGAAATCGCAAAGGCGATTGAATCGGCGATGGGTGCAAACCAAAAAAAACGGACGGCGAAACGAACGTGACCGAACCGTTGACAATTGAACGTGTTTTGGAAATCGGGTTGGGCCATTTACGGTTCAACCCGGTTTTTTTGTATGCGATGACAATTGATGAATTTGTGTTGGCGGTTCGAGGTTTCCACGATTTGAACGAAATTCGTGAACAACATCATTGGGAACGAACGCGTTGGTTGGCAACTGTTTTGTTGTCGCCGCACACGAAAAAAAATCAGCGGTTGAAACCGACCGACGTTGCGGTTTTCCCATGGGAACAGAAAGAGAAAAAAACAACGGTCGACGGTGAACAACTGTTGCGCCAATTAATGAAATAAACATGGCAAAAGGAATCGGAAATTTGTTGGTCACTTTGGGATTGGACACGCGTTCAATGGACAAAGCGTTGGGGCGCGCGATGGGCCGTTTCCGTTCGTTTGGCCGCAACATGAAACGCGCCGGTCGAACAATGATGCGTTCGGTCACCGGGCCGTTGTTGAATATCGGAAAAGAGGCATTCAACGTCACAAAGGAATTTGAATTGTCCATGGCAAAGGTTCGCGCGGTTTCCGGCGCGACCGGCGATGAATTCAAGCGGTTGGAAGCAAACGCAAAGGAATTGGGCCGCACGACGATTTTCACGGCATCGGAAGTCGCCGGACTACAAACCGAATTCGCAAAACTTGGATTCACGGCAACCGAAATCGAAGGCGTGACGGCGGCAACGTTGAATTTGGCCCAAGCGACGGACTCGGATTTGGCGCAAGCGGCGGAAGTCGCCGGCGCAACGTTGCGCGGTTTTGGGTTGGACGTGTCGCAAACGGAACACGTCACCGATGTAATGGCAAAGGCGTTTTCATCGTCAGCGTTGGACATGGAATCGTTTCAAGATGCGATGAAATATGTCGCGCCGGTTGCAAAGGCGGCCGGCGTTTCGATTGAGGAAACGACGGCGATGTTGGGGCAAATGGCGAATTCGGGAATCAAAGGTTCGCAAGCGGGAACGTCATTGCGAATGATTTTCCAACAGTTGGCAACGGGCGGCGGCGACGTTGGCGAAAAATTGGCGGCGTTGGCGGAACAGGGATTGACGTTGGATGCGGCATTTGATGAGGTTGGCCGACGGGCGCAAACGGCGTTGTTGGTTTTGGGTGACGGCAAATCGGGCGTTGATGAAATGACGGAATCGTTTCGGAACGCTGATGGTGCGGCGGCGGAAATGGCCGGAATCATGGATGACACGGCGTTTGGTGCAATAAAACGCATGGAATCCGCCATTGAAGGCGCACAACTTGCCATGGGTACGGCATTAGCACCAACAATGGAAAAAATTTCAATCGTCGTCGGGAATGTTGCCAATGTTTTTACCAACATGGATTCCGGGATGCGGTCAACCGTTTTGACGGTGACCGCAATTGCCGCGGCCGTCGGGCCGTTGCTTTTGATTTTGCCGCAAATCGGCGCGGCGTTTTCGATGATTGCCGGCGCGATTTCCGGGCCGGTGTTGTTAGCCATTGCCGGCGTTGTTGCGGCCATCGCTTTAATTCGTACCAATTGGGATTCAATCGTTGCGTATTTCACGACGGGCGACGGCGCGTCATTTCTTGAATCATTCAAAACGATGTTCATCACGGCGGTTGATGTAGTCGTTGCGACATGGGATTTTTTGGTTGTCGTTTTGACGCAACTTTGGGAATGGTTCGGCGGCGTTATCACCGAACGTTTGACATACATTTTCGATTTCATCGTTGACGTGTTCACCGGTGCGTTTGACGTACTGACGAACATTTTCGGAATTTTCACATCGGCGTTTCAAGGCGATTGGGATTCCATGTGGCAATATTTGGTGAACGCGTTGGTTGGTGCGGTTCAATTGATTTTGCGCGGCGTTGATTTCATGATTGGTCAAATGTTGCAATTGATTGATTTCGGTTTGAACGCAATCGGCGTTGAATCGGATTTTTTGGGCGGTTGGGAATCAATCATGGAAGGCGCACAAAACGCGTTGGATGGTTTGAAGTATGAAATGGGCGAAACGGAATCGGCCGGCGCATCGTTATTCGCAAACTTAAAACGCGGATTTGGTTCGTTGACCATGGGCGGAAGCCAAAAGAAACCGCAAATCAACAACGATGTTTCCGGCGACGGCGGCATGACGCAAGTTGCGGAAGATGTCGGAAAAGTGTTGCAACCAATCCGGCCGTTGTCCGAAATTTTAGAATTGCCGCCGCAATCCAAATTCCAAGCGTTTTTCAATGGATTTCGTGACGAACTGACAAACACAACGACATTCATTGACCAAATGGCGCAATCGGCGCAAAGTATGGGCGAATCCATCGGTGCGGCGTTTGTGATGATGGCAACAGGCGCGGAAGGCGGAAAACAGGCGATGCGCGATGCGTTGTCAACAACCATTGACACGGCGTTTCGGGCGGCGACCGCACACATCATCGAAGCGGCAACGGCGACGGGCAAAAATTTCGGGCCGGGCGCGATGATTGCAATCCCGGCGTTGATTGGTTCGGGCATGGCGTTGATTCGCGGTTTGTTTGAGGGATTGACCGGCTTTGCGGATGGCGGCATTGTCAGCGGGCCGGTGATGGGTTTGGTCGGCGAATATGCGGGCGCACGAAGCAACCCGGAAGTCATCGCACCATTGAACAAACTTCAATCCATGTTGGGCGGCGGGCAAAACGTCATCGTGACGGGCCGCATCAGCGGAAACGACATCATGATTTCAAATGAACGTTCGCGATTTGACCGCGGGCGAATTCGCGGTTTCTAATGATTCGAATTCATATTTCAACACGCGTTGTTTTTTTGGTTGCACGATGGGCGGTCAAAATTCCCGTCGACCGTCGCGGATGGTTGCAAGGTTTGAACGAACGCATTTTGTGGAATCAGTACAAAACGAAAAATTGTTTTGCGCCGTTGCTTTTTTCCGTTGGCGGCATCGTAATTCAAAAACGCGTTGAACAGTTCACCGGAAGCGTTGACGAATACGCCATCAAAATCAAACGCCAAATCCCGGAATTGAACATTGCGAATTGCGATTTGCACAAATGGGAAAATTGGGGATGGAATGACGGCGATGTTGTGTTGTTGGATTACGGAATTACGGAACAGGTTTCAACCATGTATTGAAGGAATGAAAAAAAATTTTCATTTTTTGCGGAAAATGTTTGGAAGTGAATGAACATTGGCATACATTTACACCATCAAACAAACACAAAAACACATTTCAAACATGGCAAACACAAATTTCCAACTTAAGCAACCGCAAAGAATGTGGATAATCAAAGTTGACACAACCGCCGGTTCGCGCAATTTCTACATTGAAACATTAAAACCCACATACGGCGCGTTTTGGTTTCGGGTTGGTCAATTCATCCAAAATCAGGAAATCAAATCGATTCAATACATCGGCCGACACATGACATTTGACCATTACGGAAACGACACGAAAGAAATTTTCGAAACCATCAATCGCAAATTTCCGGTTGAACTGATTGAAGCGTTCAACAACGAATGGAAATAAACCAAAGACAAAAAAACGGAACGCCGGTGATTCGGCCGGCGTTCCATCCCAACACACAAAACATTTCAATCATGACAAATCCAACACACACAACGGAATGGTTTCAGGCCCAAACAACTTGCATCGAATTGGCCGCGAAATACACAATGCGTCATCATGTACACATCGAGAATGACACATGGGCAACATTCGACCGCATTGAAAAAAAATGGTATCCGTCCGGCGCATTGTGGGCGGCAATCCAACGGTTGAAATTGGACATCCAATTCGCACAAAAAACGTTGCCAATGTTTGACGAATACCGTCGCAACAAACACGCAATCGTTTTCGCAAAACAAATCGAGGACATGCGCGAAGAATGCGAAGAAAAGTTGCGGAACATGAATCAAACATTGATGACATTGGCAACCGTTCGCGAATTCATTGAAAACGGGAAATTGAATCACATCAAAATCAAATTGTGATGAGCGAACGCCAAAAACAGGATTCCGAAAAATTCGTGTTTTGGGCGTTTTGCGGCGTGATACTGATGATTGCAATCGCGTATTTCGCCGCGCGTTTTTCTTTGAACTGATTTCCCGAAATTTATCGCATGGCAAACGCAACAAAATTGTTTTCCGAATTCAAAGATTTGGCCGGCCAACAATGGCGAATCAACATTCACGATTCGGAATATTCGGGAACGTCACCGGCGGAATTCACGGTTGGTTCATCCGGTTTCCAAATTCAATATTCCGGCGACACGGAAAACATTTTTCAACCCATCATTGGTTCATCGATTCAATTTGAATTCATCGAAGAAACCGCCGCGCACACGACGTTTTTGAATTTGTTGGCGACGGCGACCGAATCCCGATATACAATCACGATTGAAAAATTGGTTTCGTCGGTTTATGAATTGAATTGGTTCGGCGTTTTGTTATCCGACCAATGGTCGCGCACGAACGAACCCAAACCGCGTTCATCGATGTTGACCGCATCGGATGACCTTGGAAACCTGAAATCGGTTTTGTACAAAAACGGCGCGTCCGCATACACGGGAACAGCATCGTTGAAACAACATTTGTTGAACTGTTTGAACAAAACACGCGCAACACATCCGTTTGGTTCGTCCGATGTGTTTTTGCGTGTCGCGGATGATTTCCGTTCAACGTCAACAACGGTCACATCAAAATTTTTGGCGAACATCCGAACGCATCATGAATCGTTTTGGAATGTGGATGATGACGGTCAACAATCGTTCATGGATTCGTTGGCCGTGTTGTCAAACATTTGTCAATCGCAAAACGCGCGGATTTTTTTGGCGAACGGCGTTTTTCATTTTGTTCCAATCGGAACGTATCAAAACGACACGTCAATTGTTTTTCATCAGTACGCAACCGACGGAACATTTTTGTCGACCGCAACAGCCGTTGAAACATCATTGGCCGTTGGAACGGATTTGAAACACATCGCCGGCAATGAGGAACGTTTCACGCCGCCATTGTCGGAAGCAAAACGAACGCGCAAATACAACGGCAACGCGCCGACGTTGTACGTTCCATTTTTGAACGAAACGGATTTCACAACGACACAAAGCGATTTGGGCGTTGACTATTCCGGCGGGATTCAATTGAATTTGTCCGGATTTGTTGCCGTCGGTTTGCCCGGTGTTGACCCGTCGTTTTCCGATGGCAACGTTGACCGAATCGGCCGCATCGGCGTTCGCGTCACGTTCAAATGTGGGAATCAGTATGCAACCGCGCCGCACAACTTTAATGACACGGCGCAATTTTGGTTCAATGAGTATGCCGGCGTTCCATATAACGCCGTTGGCTATGGGCCGTTAGTTTGGCAAACAACGGCCGCATCAACTTTGTTTGTTTCCCAACCGTTCGACCGAAACAATTCAAATTCGGTTGTCGTTCCGTTGCAATACACAACGCCGGAATTGCCATCGCTTCAATCAGGTTTGGAAATTACGTTGGCGATTTTTTTGGTTGAACACGACGGAACATTGGTTGACATCGATTCGGATTTGAACGTTTCCGATTCCGCGGATTTCAGCGCGCAAAATATCAAAGTGTTCAAGGCTGATTTGGATGGCGGCGGCGACGAAATCACATATACGGCCGTTGGCGATTCTGAAAACCGCGCAATCAAAATTGATGACACGGTTTTGTTGGGTGATGCCATTGGCGATTCATCACGCGGCGTTTTGCAAGTGTTGAACAATACGGATTGGATTGATTCGGCCGGTTGGACATCGTTAAACTACACCGGTTCGGGCGTTGGAATCAATCGTTTGGCCGTGAATGAAATTTTGCGCGCGATGAGGTTTCCCGTACCAATTCACGCCGGTTCATTACACGTCGCCGCGCCGGATACAATTGGCGAATTGGTTTCAATGTTAAACGTGTTGGAAATTGATTCGGACACGTTCATTTTTACCGAATTTTCATTTAACGTCAATTCGCGCATTTTGGATTTTGAATGCGCACGAATCCAACGCGACACGTCGCCGCCAACGGAAACCGATGGTGACAAAGGCGGAAGAAATCCCGACGTGTATCCGGGCGACACAAATCCGATTGGAAGCGACAACAACGTTGTCAAATCGTTGGGCGCGTTTGGAACTGACATCAGCGCAATTGAAGCGAAAACGGATTTCATCACAATCACGCAATCCGTCAATTTGGACACGGTTGAATCAACGGTTGCAAGCCATGAAAGTTTGTTGTCAATCCTGAAACAAACGTTCCAATCAAAATCGGACGGTTCAAACACGGTCACAAAAGTTGTTTACGACCAAGGCCAAACCGATGGATTGGAAATGTCGTTGACGCAAACAACGGCGGCGTTCACATCTAATTCCGGCGACACGCAAATGTCGATTTCGGAAGCGTCACCGGGCGTTTTCCGTGTGGATTTGAGCGATGACAACGGAAATTCTAATTTGGCAATTTACGCAACAGCCGGAAGCGGCAACCGCGTTTTTGTGGGTATCGGTCGAACCGCGTCGGTATATGCTTTGGAAGTTGCCGGTACTGTTTCCGCGTCCGCTTTTTATGTCGGTTCATCGGCAATTTCGATTGACCATTTGGCGGATGTTGACACAACAACAGTCGCACCGACAACGAATCAGGTTTTGAAATGGGATGGAACAAATTGGTCGCCCGCCGATGATGATTCGGGCGGCGGCGGCGGCGGCGGTTCGGATTCCTTCAACACGATTTCGGTCACGGGTCAATCGGATGTCGTCGCGGATTCCGGAAACGACACGTTGACGTTGGCAAGCGGCGCAAATATCAGCATCGGAACAAACGCATCAACGGACACAATTACATTTTCCGTTTCATCGCAACCATCGTTTTCCGCAATCACGATATCAGGAAACGCAACGATTGGCGGGAATTTATTAGGTGTCAACGTAATATCAACCGGATTCATCGCGTCCGGTTCAACGTTGTCGTCAGTAGGGAACGCAACGATTGGCGGAAATATTTCGGTCACCGGAACGTCAACATTTGGCGGAACGGCGACATATTCAACCGGCATTGTTGCCGGAAAACTTGAATTCATAGGCGGCGGAACTTCAATCATTGAGCCGGTGACGTATGGCGGAAATTTGCCGGCGGATTTGGAAATTCGTTCAAACGGAAACGTTGTTGTCGTTTTGGATTATGACGATAACGAAACCGGCCAATCATTCAAGATTCAAAACGGCGACGGAACAACGATTTTCCAAGTTGACGAAACCGGCGTGACGACCGGTTTGTTGACAACAGCAACACCAACAATTTCAAATTTGCAATCCGGGTATCAGCAAGGGAATCCGGGAACGGCTAACGTTGGAACAACGCAAGCCGGCCGAACTTTTGTTGGCAAAATTTACAATTCAAGCGGAACAGAACAAACAGCAAACCCGGTCACAATTGATTCGTCCGGCAACGTGTCATTCACCGTTCCGTCAACTGTTGCGACAAATTATGAATTGCGGATTTTTGCGGTTGATGCCGGCAAACTTCGAAGTTTGGAAACAACCGGAACATTCAACGTGACCCAATCGTTGACGTTTACACATTTTCGTATCAAGGGATACACTTCAACAGGCGTTGCAACGGCCGACCGGATATATCTTGGAACTTGCGCATTTTACACCGGCCAAAATCAAACGGGCACAAAATATCCAACAACAAATTTGACATCGAACACATCCGAATCGGGCGTGACCATTAGTGCGGGCCATCAATATTCGAGTACTTACGCACCATGGAAGGCGTTTGACAATTTAGGATATTCGGGTTGGTGGTCGTTGGGTAATAGTAACGCCGCGTTGAATTGGATTCAAATTGAATTCGACACGGCAAAAACGTTTCAATCGGTGCGAATGGATTTTTACGGCAATAATACGCAAGCGGACAACGTGAAAATTTTTGGAAGCAACACGGGCAATTTTACGGGTGAGGAAGTCGAAATAATTGATATTTCAGGCGTTGATGCGGGCTATGTTTTAAAGGACGAAAATTTTTGAAAAATGACAATTGACGAAGGCGCAACCTTTGAAATCGAATCACGATGGCCCGCGTATAAACAACGCAATGTCGGAATTGCATTCAATTTTTATGGGGCAAATTTCGCGAAAAACATGATGACGGCGATTCAATTGGTTCGCGACCATCATGAACAATTGAAATCGCAAGGTGAAACCGTTTGGTCAATTCCTGACGATTTGAAAAACACGTTGGATGACCTTTTGACCGGCGCAATTTAGGCGTATTTTTAACGGCATGGACACGGCAACAATTGTTTCATTGGTTGGAATCGCGATGGTGAACGCGGGAACATTGTTTTCGATGCATGTTCGCACACAAACGAACATGGCCCGTCAACATGAACGAATTAAACGATTGGAATCGGAAAATTCCGATTTGAAAATGATGGTTCGCGAAGTAGTGGACGGAATTCACGAAATTCGAAATTTGTTGGCCGCTAATTCGATTCGTTGACCATGCGCCCAATTGACAAAATCATTTTGCATTGTAGCGCAACAAACGATGATTTGGAAATTGACGCGGCCATGATTGACAATTGGCATCGGAAACGCGGTTGGTCGCGAATCGGATATCATTTTGTAATTAAGCGCGACGGAACGTTGGAATATGGTCGCCCGGTCGGCGACATAGGCGCACACGTTGCAACGGAAAATTCCGGTTCGATTGGAATTTGTTACATTGGCGGATTACGCAATGATAAACCATGCGACACGATGACATCGGAACAGGAAATGACCTTCATTCGTTTGGTTCATGCCTTGCGTTTCACACTTGGAAAATTGTCGTTGCATGGACACAATGAATTCGCGAACAAAGCGTGTCCGTCTTTCGACGTTCGGAAAAAATATGCGTTTTTAATTTAACACCATGGAATTCATCATTCAACATTGGGCGGAACTTTTGATTGCCGCATTGGCATTCGCAAAAACCGTCATGAACTTAATCCCAACCGAACATCCGTCACAACAGGTTTTCGGATTCATTGATAAAATCATCACGGCAATAACAGGCGACCGAATCAAAAAACAGAAATGACCGAATGAAAAACCATTTGGTCAAACTGTTGTCGGGTTTTGATGTCACCGAAATTTTCAAAACCAAAGGCGATTCAAAACGATGGTCGGCAAAACGAACCATCGGCGGAACAATTGTTTTGACGGCATGCGCCGAAATCGTGGAACATGAAATTTCATGGATGGCCGTCGTGATGTGTTTGATTGGAATCATCCCAATTTCATTATCGTTTTTTGAAACGGATTGACGACATTCGTTGTGTGTTTGATGATTGATTTTTCAATCATTGTGTTTTGTGAACCGGCGGTCAAATGTGACCGTCGGTTTTTTTATGGCACAAATGAAAAAAAAAGTTCATGAAATGTTTGGCCGTTTATGAATACGGATGTACATTGCGGCATCAAACAACACAAAACAACACAAAATCATGGATATTTTATTGAACGAACTTGCAGACATCGAACGCGAATTGGCCCAATGCGTTTGCAATTACCAAACGTTAATTCTTGAATGGCAAGACGCGCGGAAAACAATGAAACAAACCGAATCGAACAGGTTAACAAAGAATTGCAAGAAACAAATTTGAGAATGACGGAATTGAGAAAGCGACAAACCGAATGGTAAAAAAACGGAACGCCGGTGATTCGGCCGGCGTTCCATCCTAACACACAAAACACACAAAACACAAACAGTCATGGCAAACACCGACAACAACAAATTCAATTTGACCGCCGCGCAACTTTGCGACATTATTGATGACGCATTTGAATTGGGCAAAACATACGCAACCGATGAATTGGAATCATGCCGCCCAATGTGTACACGACACGTTCCGGTGTACAAAAACGCGAACGAATGGAACGCATTTATTGAATTGAATGGCGGTTACACTTTTCATTCCGGCGATGCAAAGGCGGATATTTTGTTTAAACATTTACACGACATAATTCGCGACCGTTTTTCACGAACCGTTGCATTTGATTGAATCAAAATGAATGATTGAAACCGGCGGTCAAATGCGACCGTCGGTTTTTTTATAGCATGAATGAAAAAAAAAGTTCATGAAATGTTTGGTCGTTCATGAACACGGATGTACATTGCGACATCAAACAACACAAAACACAAACAGTCATGGCAAACACACACAACAACACAATCGTTTTTGACGCTGACGGCCGCAAAATGACACAAACGGCAATGTTGGTTGAATGCATTGAATTATGTGTTCAAAACGGATATGACATCACACCGTTCGTCGGATTGACCAAACGTTCAATCAATTTTGAATTTGTCGCCGAAATGATTCATGAATTGCGCGAAACGGAAGATTGATGGACATGAAAAAAAAAGTTCATCAAATATTTGTGAGTGAACAAATATGGACATATATTGCAGCATCAAACAACACAAAACACAATCAGCCATGAACAATTCAATCGACAACACGACCGCAAAGGCCCAACAGGACGCACAACAAATCGTCGCCGATGCAATGAACACAATCGTTGAAGCGTTGGAAAACGCCCGCGCAAAAAAGTTTGAAGGGGAAATGACGGACGCGGAATTCGAACACTACAAATTCCAAAGGGAATTAGAACGATTGAATGACAAATTCGGATTCTTGGACATCGCCCGCCGATTGACTGAAACGGAATTGGTTTAATACACGAAACACATAAAACACATCAAAAATGATTTTGACAACAAACCCAAAACCCGGCCGCAAATTTGCGGTTTCATTCCAAACCGAAAATTCATGGCGCAACCTTGGATTTTTTGGGAAAACCATTTGGTTCAAAAACGCATCAGTTGCCGCCGCCGTTCGTTGGATTACAAACGCGGATTTTGTAAGTCATTACACGGTTTGAAAATGCCGAAACACACAACACGAATCCCGACAAATCCGTGTCGGGATTTTTACGAATGGTATTCGTACATCAACGGCGATTGCCCGCCATCAGTTCGGGCGCGTATCGACAAAAACGGAAACAGGCGAACCGCCGAAAATGACGAACAAAAATTTCGTGGACTGTTGCAATCATTCGCGAATTCATTGATTGGACGATGACGAACGATTGGATACATTACGGAACGCACCATGACGCGGAAGCGGCGCGAACAATGCGCATGCGTCACAATTCGCCGTATTTCGAAACAAAGGGATTGACAACGCGTTTTGAATGGTTGCCCGATGAGGTTCGGCAATCGTGGGATTCAATGCGATTTGACGGCATTCGTTTTTTCGCTTGCATGGTGGACACGCGCACCGGCGAAATTCAACGTTGGTGTTCGCGTTCAAAACGATTCATCAACATTTGGAACAATAGAAACAAACCCGGTTTCCCTTGGGAAATCATCATTTTCATCAAATTACAATGACACAAAAAATTGTCGAAATGACACGCCGGCCCGAAATGGATTGGCAACATTCATCCGGTGCAACAATGTTTGTTTTTGAACTGACGTTGGATGACGGTCAAACAGGCTTTGCAAATGCGCGAAGTGAATCACCATGGTACAATGTAGGCGTTGAAGTTGTCGCAAAGACAACAGGCCAAACCGACGGCATGAATCGATTCAAAATTGATAAACCGGAATTCGAAAACGCGCCGCCAAAAGCCATGCAACCGAACACGCAATTTTTGGCAACAAAGAGTGACACGGACGCATCAATTGTCGCATCGTGGGCGATTGACCATGCGATGAAATGGCCCGCGGCGAACAAATCAATTGACGCGGTTCGCGAAACCGCAAAACAATTGATGGAATTACAACACGAATTGAAGGTTCATCACAAATCAAAATTCCCATCATGAACAAACCCGAAAAACATTTTCAACGATGGTCGCCCGGCGACGATGCGCGATTGCGAATGCTGCTATTGGCTCAAATTCCAATCAAAGAAATTGCGCGCGAATTAAAACGCACACCGGGAACGATTGGTTGGCGGCGATGGCATTTGCAAATGACGGAAGCGAACAAAGAATTGAACGCCGCATTGGCGGCCGAAACACGCGTTTTGTTGCCATCGTCCAACAGGCCCGATGAAATGGATTTGCCGCCTTTGGATTCGCGTCAAACGCCAATTGAAATGATTGAACGTCGTTTGTTGTGGGGATTGATTACAATCACGCGTTTCAAATATGCCGACGACGATTGAACGATTGATTGAACGTCGCAAAAATGCGCGGCGTACAATCGCAAAATTGGTTTTGGAACAACACCGATTGCGAAACGAAATGTTGGAATTGGCAAAACAAATCGGAAGCGCACAAAACGCCGTCGATTTGGGAACGGAAGTGTCGGCAATGGCCGCGCGTGATGTCGAAAAATTGACCGCCGAATTCACGGCCAAATTGAAAACATTTGAACACAACGAATTTGAAAAAATTAATGCGCGTTTGGACGCGCTGAAACTTGAAATCGAAATTCAAAAATCATGACAAAACCATTGAACAAATTCATCCGTGAAAATTACGGTTCACAAAAACAGTTGGCAACGCTTTTGGGCGTTGGTGAACATACCGTCATGCGATGGTTGAAACACGAACCGGAATATTTCATGAAACACGCGTTCGAAATGAGCGCGTCAAAATCAAAGGAAAAGCGAAAAAAATTCATCATGGAATTGATGACGGCCGTTGACGAACAAATTGAAATCATCCGCCCGAACTGACATGGAATTGGACAACGAAACGTTCATCATCATTCCGGAACGCATCCAACGCGTGACCGAAATTGATTGGCCGCATCGCGCCATTTGGGGCATCGTTTACGCGTTTTCGTGTAACGGCGGCGAATGTTGGTTGTCCGTTGACCAAATCGCCGACCGCATTCATCGCAAGCGACGACAAACATCATCGATGATTCAAAAATTGATTGATTTGAATTTGATTGAAATCGCGTCATTCAATGGCCGAAAACGTTCATTGCGAATCACCGAAAAATCATCATTTTCCAATGTGCAATTTTCCGCACATGTGCAAAATCCCGCACAACAGACGCGCGAAATTTCGCACATCAGCAACGCGGAAATCCGCACAACAGACGCGCGGAAATCCGCGCACTTAGATAATAAGAAAGAGGAAAAAGAGAAAAAAACAAAGAGTGTGCGAAAAAATAATTCCGGGCAACGTCCAAACACGATTGATGAATGTCGGGAATATTTTTTGGAATTGGGTTCGAACGATTATGAATCATTTTGGAATTATTGGTCATCCATGGGATGGAAACGCCGCGCGGGAAAAATCGTTTGTTGGAAATCAACCGCGCGAAATTGGGTTTTGAAAAACAAAAAAACACATGAACAATCAGTTGACAAACACAAACCGTTTGACGCAAACAGCGTCATTGAATGGGCGACAAAATGAAATCGCACAAAGGCGCGAACGCGATGAAAAACATTTGGCGCGAATCGCGGGCGATGACCAATTGACAATCGCGATTCAAGGAAAATCACCAAAACAATTGTTTGATGATGGTTTGACCATCACGGCCGGTTTGACCATCAATCGCGCAACGACAAAATTGATTTTGTTGAATGAACTAACAAAAACATGGCGCGCCGTTCGTTTGCCTGATTCGCGTTCATGGCAAAATCAAGATGATTTGCAAACCGCAATCGACGACGTGATTGATGTATTTCCAACCTTGAAAATTGAGGAATTCGGACATGTGATGAAAATGATTCGTCGCGGCGAAATCACGTTGTTCGGAAGGTTTGACACACCGTCGATGATTGGTGCGTTGCGTGATTACGAGTTGAAACACACGGTTGTTTTTCGTGAAAACCAACACCATGAACGCGCACATCGTGAACAACAAACAATGACAAATCGCCTTAGCGATGACGACAAACAACGTTTTTCCGATTTTGTGAAACAATTGAATTTGCCACATCGAACAAAAACGTTGGATGAATTGGGCGGTTCAATTCAAATGACCGAATCGGAAATGATTGAAATCACCAAACCATTCAAAGACAATGACACGGAAAAGAAATAAAGCAACACGAACAGTCGGTGACGCATATTCAAAAGAGGAACGAAACGAAATCGCCGCAAACATCATTCGATTCATTGAATCAGGTTGGAACGAATCATTCGTTGAATCGTTTGGCGTGATTCAACACAAACGTTCGCGATTGACGTTTGAACAAATCAAATGGTTGGGCGTGATACACGATGATGTGTTGGGCCGCATTGAACACAATTGAACAACAACAGCGTCACGACATGCCATCAATCAACAGGAAACAAACACCAAATCCATGGTCATCACATGGCGACAACAACCGACCGACCAAACAGGACACACGATATTGGTCGCGGGCATGGAAGAAAGCGCGCGCCGCATACCTGAAAAAACATCCCGTGTGTGTGTCGTGTCGTGAGTTCGCAAACGTCGTTGACCATGTGATTCCGGTTCGCGATGGCGGGCCGTTTTGGGAATCGAACAATTGGCAATCGCTTTGTGTACCGTGTCACAATCGCAAATCAGCACATGAAAACGTCATGAAACAAAAGCAAAACAAACAGCAACGTTGAACCCGGGATGGGGTATTGAAAAACCGTGTCGTTTGGACTGACCAT